TCTTGCTCAGGTAGAGGATAAGTAGTTTCGTCTACTACATTGTCCATAGCTCGTACTACGTAAGGGATATCGTGCTCCAGTTGCCCCCAGTTAAACTCATAACTCCAAACAGATTGGTCTTCAGTCTTGTAAGTTACAGATACATACTGGACCATGTTAAAACTACCTAGTAGACAGGCACCATACGCTGGAAGTGGCTGTTCACCACAGGGGTTAGTGGCTTTAATGTCCTCTAGGTACCACAAGTTATTCATCTTGTTCACACGGTCAATGAAAATGACTCCAGGTTCAGCCCAGTCCCATGTATTACGTAGGATAGTATCCCAGAGGTGACGAGCACGTACTGAGTCGTAAACACGATCCTCGAAGACAAGATCAAACTCAGTATCAGCTTTAACCGCTTCCATGAACTTATCTGTAACAAGGACAGAGATATTGAACTGAGTAAGCTCGTTGTGGTTAGCTTTAGCACTAATGAACTTCATGATGTCAGGATGATCTACACGTAGACAACCCATCTGAGCGCCCCTACGGTGACCAGCAGAGGCAATAGTCTTACATAGTGCGTCCATGATACCCATGAAGGACACAGGGCCACTAGCTTGGGAGCCAATGGACCGGATACGTGCTCCTGAAGGTCGGATACCACTGAAGTCATAGCCTACACCACCACCTAGTTGCATAGTGACAGCTGCTTCCTTGGCCACATCCATGATACCTGTCATACTATCTGGTACGTCCTGCATAACGAAACAGTTGAAAGCTGTGATACTACGATAACTTCCTGCTGCTGCTTGCACACGACCACCTGGTAAGAACCGTTGGTACTTCAAGATATCTGAGAACTTGTTAAAGTGATCCTCATTGTCTGTCAGTGCCCCAGCTACACGTGCTACCTTCTGTGTGTACTCCTCTCCCTCTTGTCGATACTTTTCTTTATCAGCCCATACAGCCACTGGAATATGTGGTCCGAATGAATTGTGTCCTGTTGATGTCATATAATCTATTCCTTATCTAATTAGCCTAGTTCTGTCGTGATACCTAGCAGTAGCGTACATAAGATTACTACAACTAGGAATACTACAGCTTTGTGTCCGCTATTATTCATTTAGTCTCCCTACCTGAGGCATCCTTGTCTTCTTCCAACCAAACTAGACGATCAATGTCGTTACGGTTCATACCGATGTCTCGTAGCTCACGATCACTTAGTTTGTTTAGTTGTTTGATAGCATCTCGATGTAGACGCCAAGTCTTAAGGTAGTTAAAGTACCGTAAAAAGATATTCATTCTAGTATTATCCCTATAGTTCTGGTGGTGTAGGTTCGAATGGTTCATCTTTAAGTTGACAATCATAGACATTGTACTTCCACTCGCACCAACCTTCTACGTTGTGAAATACGGCAAGCCAAAGTAATGATGCAACCACAAATCCAATGAACACCCCAATAAAGAATGTTTCTCCGTCACCATACATCACACCAAATCCTCTAGGTTAATCTTAGGAGCGTTAGGGTTCTTCATCACCTTGCCGTCCTCTCGATATTTGATTGTACCATCATCTTGAACCATACGACCCATATTATTCTCATGAACTCTCCGTACAGCTTCGTCTAGGTTCCATCCCATAGAATTAGCGTATCCGTAACAGACATAGACAAGATCAGATAGTTCCTTGAGTTCGTCTGATAGTTTTAAGCTACCCATGTCAAACTCCTGGTACCACTCATCGTACTCTTCTACAACAAGGTTACCAGCACGTTCAGCGTTCTTCTTTTGCTTAGCTGTAGTGCGAAACTCTTCAACCATGTCTAAGACAGACTTACCTACGTGGTCATTATTTTGTGTAGTCTCTGAGTAAGAGTTGCCAAACAAATCCTTCAACTCTTCAGTCTCCCTACAATCAGCCATGCCGTATACTTCTTCAAGTGTAATCATCTTTAATCTTCACCTTCAATAATTTCATCTTCATAGAAGTAGTCGTTAATGTTGACATAGCCTTCATCCACTAACCACTGAACTACAGTGTGGTTTTCAATGTCGTTCTGCATCAACAAGTCTTCTAGTGGATAGTTCTCCGCCAGTATTTCAACTTTATCTTTAATCATTCTGCATCTTTAACCTCCCTTGTTTCTTTATGTTTTTCTATAGGTATTAACGCTTCCAGGATTGCGTAAACCTCACCACCACGTTCAGCGGCTATTAGAGCTATTGGCTTTTGGCCTGCTAGATGTGGGTGCGCCGTGTTCAGCCATGTATCAGCCTCGTCTGGATCGTAATATTCCATTAAGCGACGGAACATCACGGCTGTCGTCTTTGCTACGATTAGACAATCATGACGCGGGGTTTGGTCTATCATTCCGAAGTCTCCTTTGGTGCTGTCTTGAAAATCGACCAACCGCAGGCACAAGTCGTCAAACTGGTCAAAAGAGGCTTGGCGCACCAAGGGCAACAATGGGTCATTCCGAAGACTCCTTTGGTGCTGGCCCGCGCCACGTCAAACAACGCAAGACGCTTTGATCATCCATCTCCAGGGACCTCCCTAGGTAGAACGACAACTGGTTGTTTAACCACTTCAGTCCAGTCCATCTCTGAGTTCTTTAAGACTCTCCAAGCATCTTCTGATGTTAGAAATACCCCTTTAATATCACCTCCGCCATTTGGGTAATAGGTATCTCCTTCTAAGGCGATGTATACATTCATTCTCCATACTCCTCTTTGAGCATCTTCATGCTAACAAACTGTGGTTCAAAACGACCTTCACCTACGTCGTGCATCACTACAATACCTTTCCACCAGTCTAGGTTCGCTTGACCCGCCCAGCTTTCTTCTTTGCCTTTAAAGCACCCGACCACCATACCGAGACTACCTGGCGCATCTTTAAAATACACATCACGTTTATGACTATGACCACACACGGAAGAACGGTGCCTATTGTTGATGACTGAGTAAGCATGGTGAACGCCAGAAGTAGCTGACCCAAAGTTACCGCTACTAAAATAATGAGCGAAGTCAACACCACCATAAGTAGCGATTGCGGGGGCTGAATTCTCGTACTCATGGTATTCGTTGAACCATGTATCTGTTTGTAGATGGCTAAAGGAAATCCCGTGTGTTTTTCCCTCGATACGTGGATCATGTTTGATAGCCGTTTTGATTCTACAGTTTCCTGTGAAGAGACTAACTCCTCCTTGCCGAGCGAGAAAGTTTCCTTCTGGGACTGTGATACAGTAAACCCAATCTTTGACTTCATCTTGGAGAACCTTCTTAAACCTTTGCTTATTACGTGGGTTAATATTAACTCGGTACTGCCCAGTACGGTATTCTGTAATAGACGCTCTGAACCCATTCATCTGGCATAGAGACTGAACATCATCGCAGATTTGTTTCTTACCGTAGAAGACACTACTAGCCCTGTCATCCATCGGAGAACCGTCACAAAAAATAAGCATATCTAAAAAGATTTCAAACTGATCCTCAGTTAAGTAGAAGAATTCTTTTGGGATAGTTTTATTCTGAGTAACACACCACTCAGGTCTTTCCATATGAAACTCGTAAGCAACTTGTGTAGTCTTAAGTTTGACTCCACAGATTTCTTCTGGGCTTCGATTACGCTCGACCTTACGGTAGCCGATCCCACAGTCTTGGATTACTTTTTCTACCTCTTCCGCCTTAGAGCCAGACTGGTAAAAAACTACTTTACTCCCTTTGTGATAACTATCTGTCAAGGCAATAGCGTTGAACTTAAGCTCAGAGTCTGATAGACCAGTAAGTTTTAGTTCCTTGTTCCGAGTAGCTACGGGTAAATCCAAGGACATAGGGCTATCTGAAGCTTTCTTCACAAAAAGTTTACCTGAAGACCCATAGTAGTATACTCGGTGGCTAGGTGTGACAGAGAATACTCCTGTCTGTGACTCAAACCCGTACATAGGGCCTTCATACCAGTACTTATGCGCTTGCTCCACAGGTGTCCACTGACCTCCAAGACTAAAGACTAGATCACCTTCTTGGACCTCTGGAGACTTAACCCAGCCTTTATCTTTAACCAGAATTTCTGTGTGACCTTGAAAACACTCATGATTTCCTTCAAATCCTACCCAGAAAGGTTTCTTACGTCTATTGTGGCGGAACTTATGGCGTAGTCGATCTTGGCTATCGTTATAGACTTCAATGTCTTCTTCATAGCTCTGTGTGACTAGTGCCTGTGGGTATCGTGTGTCATAGCTGTTAAGGCTACGCATGTCCGCACCATCACCTAGGTCAATAACTACGTCAGGCTTCAAGTCGTACAAGAATGAACCTAGCCAATCAAATCGTTCGTTACTAGTGCCTGGGTCTGTATGAGCACAAGACCATACTACAAATGTTTTATTCGAACTCATCCGGCTTGTTCCTTGACTGTGTAAGAACCTTGGTTACGAATGACTACAAACTCTGTGCCATCCTTGATACCGTTACTGGTCCCTGTCTTCTGCTGTGGGTTCTGTTTCATTACCCGACTAGCTGCGTTCATTCCCTTAGCCCATTTCTCGATAGGCATATCAAGTATTAGTTTCATTAGATTTCCTTACATACGTCTCTACAAATTGGTTAGGAGACTTTGAGTAGTACCATGTACTTTTATCTGTAACCCTCCAACGGCCAGTCATCAAGGCGTACACGTACTTATCTTCTACTAAGACACAGCCTGAAGGACCTTCTTCAATCTTAACACCTAGACTCATTAGTTTGAGTAAAGACTTAAGTCTACTAACTTCTCTCTTGTATGGGTCTGAGCAGAAAAGTTTATCTCTATTTCGTCCATTTGAAAGCTGTTCTGAAAGTTCTTTTTGTTTTTCTATCTCAGTTAAGATATCTTCTTCAGTCATATTCATTAATCCACTCCTCTGGAATTGATTTCTTTGCGTATAAGAACCCGTATCTCTCACACCAAGTAGCGTAAGTACTCTTAGCTCCCTTGTAGAGTTTAGCGTTAGGGTTGCTGAACACAAATCGTATATCATAGTCAGGGCATTGCTTCTGTATCAACAGGTGTTTCTTCCTATCGTATACAGTAAAGCGTCCCTTAGTCTCAATGATGATACCATTAGTAAGAATGAAGTCAGGCGTATAAGACCTAGTGTCATGGACCTCATACTTGATCTTCATAGTTTCATACTCGTAGTCTACACCTTGACTAGTAAGTTCTTCAGCTACTCGTTCTTCTAGACCTGACCTAAAGTTAGTACTCACTATTTAATTTCCCTTACTGTATCTCTAGGTTCACGTACTACTTCAGTCAAGAATCGAGGACCATTGCTATATAAGAACTTACGAGCTTTAGGCCAACATGTTTTGTTAAAACCACAGTAACTACAGTTGACACATAGCTTACGATTACCGGACTTACCATCAGGTTCATCAGAGAATGCACGTTCAGGAGGTTCAGGTTGTTTTACCATCTCCTTAATCTCAGCAAACTCATCAGCCTTACGATCAAGCTCAGGGCCAAAGTCATACATATCTAGGCAGATAGTACCATTCTGTTTGTCAATAGCTAGGAAGGCACCCAAGGAGTCATGAGACTCTACCTCGTTGTCCCGTCCAGCGTAGACATAAGAACTAAGTTGAGAGATGTAACCAAATGGATCATCATCACGTAGACCACCAGACAAGAACTTCTTATATCCGTAGCTTGATGTTGACTTAACGTCGATAGTGATACCGTCGATTACAGCGTCTCTGTGGCCCTTGATACCCTCTACGTACAGTGTGTCCTGCTCACCCTCGACCTTGTGTCCTGCTGCCTTTGCTAGGGTTAGTACGAGGGCTTCAATGATATCACCATAGTTAAACTTCAAGAGAGTGCTAGGTAGGAACTTCTCCCCTTGGTCTTTCATGTTCATACTGTACCACAGACTACGCTTACAAGGCTTACCCATAGCCGACATACGTAGGTAAGGCTCACTGTTGGTGTCTGCCTCTTCCTCTTGTGTCTGTCTACGAGTCTCAGCGAAGTCACGCATTAAGTCCATGAAGTACTCAGTGATAGCTTGGTCCCAACCACCGCGAGTCTCTAACTCTTTGTAGATATCAGAGACTAGTGTTGAAATGTTTTTAGCTGTCATTATAATTCCTTACGGTACAAATAAGTTGAGCAGTTTTACTTCTTGCTCAGGAAGGTGGAAGTTAGAAGGGCAGATGGACACCGCCACCCATACCTTCTTCACTCTCGAATGTCACTAGGTCTAGGACTTGGATACCTTCTAAACGGGTACCTTTACCAAGCTTAGTGTCGTAGATAGTAACATAGATCATAACCTTAGAGCCGTTACCGATAAGAGTTTCCCCTGGGAATGGCTCTTTATCTGCTGTAACTACCTTAGGTGGACCACCCCACAGAGGTTCTACTGGGTTAAGGTGTTTACGCTTAAAGCGAATAGAGATACCTTCGTCACCAATCTTAGGTTTCAATCGACTACCTGATTTAGTGAGTTTGTCCAGTTGATCCTTCTCAAGGAGGACATCAATAGTGTAAGCACCTCCTTCACCGTGGAATTCTTCGTTGTTATCTTTATTAAAACCGAATACTTTAGCCCAGTTTGCGATGCCTTCGAGTTCTACTAGTTCTGTTGCCATGTTTGTTACTTTCCTTTTGTAAACTTTGGGATACTTTTGATGACTTTATTAGCAACCCTGTAACTATATTATAGACTATTACAGGTCTCTTGTCAAGTTGTTTTATTATTTCATTTTATTCTCCAATTGCTCTAGTATGACCGTAGTGGTCTAGTGAGTTTACTTTGTTTCGTGATCTTTTAGATACTTATACGCCCTGTATACTTTCTCAGACGTGTCTCCTAACATACCTATTGCTCTGTTACATTGATTACAAAGCAGACCCCTGACACCACCTCCTTCATGGCAGTGGTCCACTGAGAAATTTAAGCTTTTGTTAAACCCGTACGCTGCTGTATTCTCCTCAACTCCGCAGCAAGCGCACCTATGATCCTGTTTTTCCAGTAAATCTTCGTAGTCTTCAAGAGTAATACCATACTTATGTTTTAAGTTTCTTCCTCTTTGAGATAAGTGCGCTTTCTCGGGGTTGTTCTTGGCCCATCTTTTTCTAGCTATAGTATCGCATTGCTTACATCTGTAACCTTTCTTATCGTCACTTAGTTTTGAGTTATAAAATTCATCTAAACTCTTTTCCACCTTACAAGTTGAACACCTTTTCATAGACTCTCCTTTAGTGTGTTACCACTAATATAACACACTTAGAGCTAAATGTCAAGAAATAATCAATGGGTAGTGGCCCACGAATAACCTATATCACCTGATACTGTCAATGGGCAGAATAGTTTCAGTTCATCACTTACTTTCTTCATAGCTTCTTGTTGAATCAGTATGAGACGTTTACCGTCCTCCTCTGTGTTTACTTCTACTTGGACTTCATCATGTACAAAGTCTACCATACGGAACCATAGACTTTCTTTGTGAGCCATACTACGCCACTCTCTGATCCACCGCTTCATAGCTACAGCTTCACCGTTTTGGAGATACCCTGCAAGCATGAGGTGTCCAGAGTCACATAGCACTTTACGTCCATCGAGTCCTTCGAAATAACCTCTCTTAGCATCGCTAGGTATCTTTCTACGCTTGAGGTCTCCAAGTTCAGGAATACTCTCAAGGAAGTTTGCCATAGCCCCTCGCGCTGCTGAAGCTGAACATCGAAGGATTGAGGCGACTTTAGCTGTTCCTGCTCCCAGAAGCCACGCATAAATAAAAGTCTTAGCGTCGTCTCTTGTAAGGTGGCTAAGTCCAAGTGCTCGGCGGTTAAGGTTATGGATATCTGTTTCATCTTCTTTAATCCCCTCTAGGATAGCTCTCGTATAAGCTTCAGATTGCATGTAGTGGGCTAAGATACGTAGTTGAATTCCGTCTGCATCTGTACCTACTAGAACTTTATCTGTGTGCCATAGGTCTCTTAGGTCGTAGTCGTAATCAGCTTTAACTTTCTCCACAGCATTACGTGGTTCTCGATCTGTCCGGAACGGGCTGAAGATGTTTGCTTGGTTAGGTGAACTATGAGACATACGATGTGTCCATGCTCCAATGAACCAGAACTTGCCGTGGATACGAGAATCCTCTGACACACAGCCTAACCACTCTTCTAGAGAGCTTCTACGTCCCTCCAGTGTCAACCACTCAGCTAAGCGGCTTGCACCCTCAGGAGCATCGTCAGGGAGTGTCTGAAGGTTTACCTCTCCTACAGTCCAACCATAGTAGTTAAAGTGTTCCTTCTTTTCTTGGTAAAGCTTCTTAGTTAAAAGAGTCTTGCCCCACATCTCTCCTTCACGACCACTCCTAACAAACTTAGCATGTGTCTTTGTGCGTTCTACTGGTTTCCAGTTAGAGAGCCAAAGCTTTTCTAGTCTGTCTTTAGGGCTTCCAGGTTTAAACTTAACGTAGTCGAAGCAAGCTAAGTCTGTCCCATCAATCTTAACAGAAGGATACTTATCGTAAGCGTCTGATACATTCTTAAAGAGTGTACCGTCAGCTTTCATTCGGTATTTAATACGGTTAACTTCTTGTAGTTCAGGTGGCCAGATACGTTGGAACTCTTCTTCTACTTGGGTCATACGCTGTTTGATGTAGACTAGCAGAACCTTAGCTCGTTCAGTGTTAAACAAGAAACCATTAGCAGACATGTCTTCGTTGACGAGGACCATATCGTGCTCTAGTTTAATTGCTTCTGCCCACTCCTCTGAGTTGATGTACCTTTCGTACTGTTTGTATATCTTCTCATTAACCACTACGTCTTGGATACAGTAGTCAACCATCTCTTGTGACAGGTTATCCCAGTCGTTAAAGATACCCTTTTTCTCACCTAGTGATTGACCAATTTCAGCAAGGCTGTGAGTACTATAACGAGTGTAGTTGATAAGACGAGAGATAATGAAGGTATCAATAAGATCATCTGTCTTAATCCCAGTACCAAGAATCCGGTTAGTAACAGGTAGGTCAAAACTAAGTCCATTGTGAGCTACCCACTTATCTACTCCTTTAGCGTATTCATTAAAGTCTTCTAAGGTCTCATAACCAAACCTTCCTTCATAGGTAAATACTCGTGTGTCTCCACCTAATTCCTTACAGACAATGCACCAAATTACGTCAGGTGTTAAGCCGTTGCACTCAATGTCAAAGATTACTACCTTGTTTGACTTGACACTTAACATACTTGCTCAAACCATGACTCTAGAGCAGCGCATTGCTCTTCTGTCAAAACACCTCCACCATGCGCTCTACTCCAATCCGACAGCTCACTAGTACACCAAGTAAATGAATACATAAGATTACTTCGCTGAAGCCTGTTAAGATTTTCAGGTGTCCTTGGGGCAGTCCTACAAAGTTCTTTAAACCTATTCATGTTTTCTATTTTTTTTGGTAGCTCAAAGTATTTAACTGTACCTCCAACACCTCGGCCTTCAATCTTACGAACAAACCTAGCGAAGCCTTTACGTTTACTAATCATCAGTCTTTCCTTTATTTATACTTCTTACACGACCTACCACGAAGATGAACTAAAGCCATGCTCTTCGATCAAAGCTTTTTTGAACCACTCAAGGTAGCTCACATCCTCTGAGCTTAAACCTCTTCCAGAGTATACACGACCCCAATGAGCGTCACCCTGAGGTGTATCGACCCACGAAAAACATCCATCAATAGATGTACACATACCATCTAAAACTTCTTCGACAAAACCAACTGTGTCTTCGTCTGTATGTGGTAGGAGTTTACTGAAGTCATACTTAGGGGTAGGTGTTGGGTCTACACCACCATTCTCTAAGGTACGAATAAACCTAGCGAAGCCTTTACGTTTACTAATCATCAATCTTTCCTTTTAATTGGATCACTACCTATCAGTAAGGTAGTAGTTTTTCTTTCATAGTGAATGTCGTTAGGTCAAAGGACATAGCACCAGCAGGACCATCTACACCAGCAGGTCTATTTTTCTCAACCTTAAGGTACGTAGTGTTCTTCTCTTCAAAGTCTTCAGAGTCCTTGTCACGGATGAGATCAATAATAACACTTGCACGTTGACCAATCATCTTACAATACTTAGGGTCTCCATTGTCGTTAGTGTGGGCGATAGTTACGATACCGATACCCAAACTTGCAGCCAACTTACTGAGCCTAACTGACAAGTCAGCAAGAGATTGTTCCTTGCCATCCTCAGAGCTAGAAGTAATGACATCTTGGATAGGTTCAAAGAATACAAACTTACATCCACAAATCTCTGAGAAGTACCTAATCTGCTCACACAGTTCATCAGCACCATCAGAATCATCCATAAAGAACTGATAGAAGTTCTCATCCTTTGTCAGGTCTTGGATAGCCTCTTCAACATCCTTTGTTTTACCTTTAGTCTCAATGATATCTTGTCGTGTCAGATCATCTTGGCAATGGATAGAGACAAGACCTAGGAGAGTACGTACTTTAGTTTCTTCTAGGTGCCATGCTGCAATTGGTACACCTTGGGATAGCATTTGGTACTCAAGGTAACGCATGAACTCAGACTTACCGATACCTGTTGGAGCTTTAATCACTGTGAAGTGACCTTGCATAAGACCAAGAATCTTTTCATCAAGAGCTTCGATACCAGTCGGTATGTAGTGGTGATCAGGTGCATCACGGTAGAGAGACAAGAATTGGTCTGGTGTGTTGTAAATATTGTTAGGTGTAAACTTCTGAGCGTTCAACCAAGCATACAAGAAGTCTGACCCATCGCCAGACGTTAGATAGTCGTTAGGGTCTTTATGCTTAGTCATAGGCACACGATAGCACTTGTTAGGGAATGCTTTGGAAAGAACCTCAGCTGTCTTATCCCCTGCTTCATCACCATCTGTAGCCACGATGATACTATCAAAGGATTTCATGTAGTCGTAACATTTCTTGTTCTTCAAGACTTGTTTAATAGCCCCAGCTCCAGGTAGTGCTACTACAGGCCAACGATCAGATAGGAGTTGGATAGCTGTCAACCAGTCATCTTCACCCTCAACAATAGTTAGTTTCTTACTTGAGCCAGCGTTAAAAGAGTCCATACCCAATAGGTGATCATTAGTAAACCCCTTGTTCTGGGTGAAGTCCTTAGGAAGGATACGTGTCTTTGGGCGGTGTGGGTAGGGATATACACGAGATACCTCCTTACCGTCACTGTCAACGCCTGTGAGGACGTTATACTTCTCAGCTAGTTCCTTACTAATACCACGGTAGCCTCTAGCTTCCATAGTCAAAGGTGTGCCTAGTGTAGTCGTTGTTTCTGTTGCCGTCAACTCACTCTTTCCTTTCTTACTTTTAAAACATTGGTGGCAATACGAACCACCACCAGCCCATACAGATAGGCAATCTCTGCCACCACAGTCTGGACATGTGCTGTGACTTTCTACTGGTGCCTCTTCATCTAAGCTACTGTCCGATGGATAACTCATCAGTCACCTCCTGTTGGTGGTTCTTTGGGTGTAACCTCAGTGTCATCATCCCCTAGAACGATATACTGTAAGTCTTCTTCATCGAAGATACCCACTGTATGTCGTATAGAACTATGACAAGGACCACAATGCCAGTTATTAAAGTTAAACTCAGCCTCTGGTGCGTCACAAATACTACATCGCATAATATATTCCCTTCTATTAATATTTAACAAGAACCATCACACGGTGCGTATCCACATGTGTCGCAGAGTATTGGCGAATAACTACACTGGTCAATTGCAACTCCGTCTATAGTGAGTTCACCACATTCAGGGCACTCGCCATTAGGTTCATCTTCTTTGTCCCACTCAGGGGCTGCGAAACAACCCATAACCTTATACTCCTTCTACTAGTGCTGGTGCTCCGACTGGGTAGTACTCTCTCAAGTGGTCGTACACCTGTTGAGCTACCAGTCGTGCTTCATACTGTGCCTCAGGATGCAGTCGTAGGGTACACATCTTAGCGAAAGCCCCTAGTGTACCACTCCAAGTCCATTCTGTCATAGTTGATTGAGGTAGGACCATACGTGCCATCTCAGGTGCTACGCCTAGTTTCAACATCTCTTGGTAAGCCTCAAGAGATACACTGTTCGCATCAGTAGGCCAATCGTTATACCCATCGTCACGATCATAGTAAGCTACATTTACAGCTTCATTGCTACTCCCTTGTTTCTTATCCTCAGCTGCCTTACGCCATACATCAGGAATATAGAAAGTAATATCATCTGTGATATACCGTCGTGAGAACTCAGACATAATAAGATACTCATGTTTCACTAGTTGAGCACGGACAAAGATAGGAGCTTGGACTTCGAAGCTAATGAACGTGTGGTTAAACGGTGTATCATGTGTGGGTGTGTTACGCCACTGCCATAGTTTGTCCACCACATCTTCACGCTCTGGACCTAAGTCTGTTGGTGTCCTATTATCCATGCTGTGTAGAAAGTCCTCGAAGTCATCGGCAGTCATACCACGAGCTAGGAACTCCAGTAGTCGCTTGTCCTTATCCTTTAGTCGTTTGTATGGGGGTATCTTACCACCTGTAACTTCGTCTGTAGGACACTCAGCTTCTGAGGCCCACTCACTGCGTGTATTAAAGCTACGACGAGCAGCATTGACAATAGACAGGTCACTTCCTGTAGGTGGTACATCGGGGTTAATCTGTACTTTAATTTGGCTTTCTGGCATAAATTTAGTCCTTTTTTGAGCTATAGATTACTTTTCCAACTACTCTTTAGTTATCTCCGTTAGTTTATATTTCTTACCGTCAATCTCGACCACCTTACCCTCACAACCTACGAGACTTGAAGACATAGCTTTCTTATGTCCTCCCTTACTTAACCACTTATCGTTTAGGTACCACTCTTTAGTTCCATCTGAACCTACAATAGCTGGTCCATCTTCACGGTGGCGATTACCGTTTAACCACCACTCTTTAGCTCCATCTGAGTATTCAATAGCTGGTCCATCTTCCCTGTGGTGCTTACCGTTTAGGTACCAGTGTTTAGTCCCGTCTGGCCATTCAATAGCTGGTCCATCTTCACGGTGGCGCTTACCGTTTAGGTACCAATCTTTAGTTCCATTTTGGTAAACTATTACTTCATATTTAATATAAGTAATCATTTTAGGTTTCCTTTTATTGTGTGTGTGCGATAAGTATGACCGTAGTAGATACGCTCAGTATTCTTCTCAGAATTGGTACACGTCGTCCCCTAGAGAACTATAAGGCACCAAGTCCAGACCTTCTTTGAGTACAAAGTTGGAGTCCTTAAACTCTGTGATCTGGTCTACGTTATTCATCCAAGTAAAACACTGTATAGAAATCTTACAAGCAGCCTTAGGTCGTACTTGAATTTGTACACGGTCAAAGTCTAAGCTATTCCCATAGTAAGCATCAAGTTCCTGCAGAGCGGCTAGAGTCACATAACAAATCTTACCTTGGATATATTTCGGTTCTTCATCTATAGTATACTCTGGTACTTCGATAAAGTCAATATCAAAGTGTTCTTCCAGACAATACGAAGGAAAGACTTCCGTTGAAGGTGACACATTGTACCAAGGAACATACTTATTCTTTGTCACAGCATTGTAGTGTGGCGCGGAAACATTAGAGTTGTATTCCAAACCGTTGAGTACGTCTACCATCTCTTGGTACTTACGAACATTATCATAGAGGAACACTGGGATACCTGAGCCTGTATACCGCAAAGCTGTTAGGTCAGGTGTATAGTTATCCCGTTTGTCCTCTTCTATTTGCATCTTAAGTGAACTAGTCATCAGTTGTATTCCTCTTCAATTTTACGGATAAAGTCACAGATTCCTCTGTAAGTAGATTTGGGTGAGCTGAGTGGGATCAGTTTAAAGAATGAACATGAGTCATGAGAGTCTTCCTCATCCGCATAACTATAGTCATCAAACCGAAAGACTAACCTACACTCACGGCGGACAACAAGACCTTCCCTAAACATGTGTTGGTTGATCTCGGTGTTCATAGTCTTGACACGCATACCTTCTACTAGGTCTACGTATTCCAAGTATCCTTCTTCTGTCATCTTACTTATCCTTTCATTGAGATTTAATTACAGCGTCAAGCTCCTTGCCTGTAAGTTCCAATTCATACAACAACTCTTTAATCAAGAGTACAGCATCATCAGGTTTCTTATTGACAACCTCTTCAATCAAGTCGTCACTCATGTGGAAGGCATCTTTAATAGATGTCATACCGTGTTTACGTGTGAACTTCATAACGCTACAGTCCTTAAACTTTGTTCCTTTTGGGGGCACCACAGACAGGGTAGTCCCTTGGTTATAACCACTAGCAGTATAACCTGTGTTGTAAGTGACTGGTGTGGCAGGTTTCACCCGATGTTTAGGGTTAAAGGAGTAGGTGTTAGAGTAGTACCAATCATCCTCTTGCTTACCCCCGTTACCTTCTTCGTTACAGATAAGACTGTTACCTTCACCATCTAGGAAAGTAATAACACTAGCCATAGACAGTTGATCCTCTAGTAATAGTTTAGTAAAACTGTCAGATAACAATTCTTCTGGGTCCATACCTCGGATCAGTCGTTTGAACAGTGGTCGTACAAACTCACGGACAAAGACACGAGTATCACTCTCTGAACTCTTAAACCCAGGCTTGAACTTAGATAGTGTACCATTGTGGGCCATTCGAAGATCAATACCGTCTGATTCACGCTCAAGGATAGGAAACGGGTGAGCATTACGGAGAATAGTTTCACCAACAGTAGTGTACCGAAGGTGTACCATAACCTTTTCGTTGATAAGGTCCTCGTTGATTAGTTTATACAACCCTTCTGGATCAGCCTTGTCTGCTGAACGTAGAGTAATAAGTTTACCATCGTTATTCCCACTCGGATAAGTTAGTCCGTAACCATCTGGGTTATTCAAGATAGCTGACTCAAACTTATCATAAGGGATTTCGAAGTTAGGCTGTCGGTCAATAATAAGACACATATTACACTGCCTCCTTGTTGAATTTAAAGATACCGTGTAGTGCTTTGTACTTGCGGTCATTCTTGATGAACTTAGTGAAAGTCGGGGCAAAGTTACTATCGAACCCACTCAACCCGATAGATTCTGTGTACTCAAACATAGCCTCGGTAAAACTAATACACCGCATGATGTGTTTGATGTCAACAATACCTTGGTAAACACGTACCTCAATTGTATTTGAACTACTATCGTGGGCTACAGACTGTCGCTCATCAACTTTGATACCTTTAAGGCGTCGAGCAAGAGACCGTTGAGCACGTTGACGAACAAACTTAGGGATACTGGATGGAGTACGAGCAGTTGAAGCTGAAGTATTTTTATACTTACTAGAAATAACACAGTAGTTATTCTCGTAGTACTTCTGTGGGCGGCAAGCTACATCAGAAATGATACCTGTGGAGTCATCATCCCACTGGTGCCATGCTGTAAGAAACTTACTCGTGTGAAACTTGTCAGTAAAGCTCCCCTTATCTACGTGGATATGGATACCATTTGAAAGGCTCTCACTAACATCAAAGAAGTCTCCGATAGTTTTATTCTGAGCTCTAGTAAGCTTCTCCAGTTTCTTGAAGAAGATTTTCCAGTGAGTACGAAGGTACTTAGGAGTACAAGGAACAGTCACAAGCTCCAGTGAGTTATGGAACCGACCACTAATAGAGCTATCTTGTTTAAAGATAAAGAAGGGTTCTTGTTTAGGCTCCATCTCAGTCACAATAGCTTGAATCTCAACTGTAGACAGACTGGTAGACATTTCCAATTCCATTCCGAAGAATGTCCCAGACTCCTTAGACACAGACCGAAACCAATTAAAATCATCTTTGTTCATTTGGAAGCTGTAATTGTGGTGTTTGTTCCAGATAGTAGACACACGGGTAGATTCGCAATCAGAAGACGTGGTAGTTACTTTCTCTCGGAAGTAAATGTTTCTGAAGGAAGTGTTATAAGCGACGTAAACTGCTTTCTCTGCTTCCACTTCCTGTGGGCTATCAGTGTTCTTAATGAAGAGTCGGAATGGAGTTTGGGCTGACCGTAAGGCTCTGTTAGACTCCAGATAGACACAAAGGGGACGGACTACAAGCTCACCCTCGTACTCCGATTTGATGTCTTCATAACTTTCCGTAAGAATGTCGGTAAACGTTGTGTAGGGGAAATAGTCTCTCATTTTAAGAGCATTTATAAGGTCTTCAGTGCGAGTCTGTTTACACCACCATTTTATAACTGACATGTAGGTGGTAAAACCGATGTGTCGCTGAAAGTTAGGATCATAGATACCAAGCTCTGTTACTTTCTGAGTCACACCATTGTGGTCTACAAAAGAAAACACTTCATCTGTTGGAAGTTCGGCTTGGATTTGATCTCCGTAGTGTTCTTCGAGTGTCTGGGTAATTGTATTAGGCATTTTGTAGTTCCTTGTAGTCTGTTAAGTAAAAAATTAAGTCAGGAGAAGCGGGTAGCTTTTCGTTGCCATACCCATTCATCGTCCTCAGTTATATCACACTTATAGCACCTGCTGATGTCTGACAAGTCTTTGTTGAAGTAGGCCCAAGCCTTGTCTCCAGTAGTAGTATACATCAATTCTCTGTGGTAGTGGTGCCCTTCACCTTCTAGGTTATCTAGTCCTCTGACTGTCTTGTCGTCACTTACTTTGAATAGGTCACCTAAGACAGGTTTAAGCAGTTCATCTGGCACAGCATTCTCAGCATCCTTGAACATATAGGGGAAACCAATGTCACCTAAGACATACTTTTCATTAGTGATAGCTGGACCAAGGTATTCTTCTCCTTGAAGCAACCACCTCCAATTGCCATAGCCGTACTTCAGAGTGCCATAGACAAAGACTAAGGGGGTTATGTTTAGGTCGTCTTGTTCTTTAAGTTTTGTCGTCATACCAGTTTACCTTTTTATCACTGTCAGATTCAGCTACAAGCTTATACTTCTTACCGTCAATCTCGACCACCTTACCCTCTACGCAACTTGTACTACTTGAAGACATAGCTTTCTTATGTTCTTCTTCAGTGAGTTTTTCATCGTTTAGGTACCACGATTTACCTCCATCTAGCCGTTCAATAGCTGGTCCATCTTCACGGTGGAGCTTACCGTTTAGGTACCACTGTTTAACTCCACTTGAACCTTCATAAGCTGGTCCATCTTCACGGTGGCGCTT